GGATCGATGAGATACTGGTTTGTTGCACCAGCATATGGCATTCCGTCCGCACGGCGGACTGGACGAAGGCCATAAGGAGCTGCTGTAGTAGCCATAGCTCTATTTCCTCACAATCTGAGTTTCAACCAAGCAAGCTCCCCCGAAAGGTTACTTGCCAAACGATGATCGTGTGCTTCGCTCTGGATTCAGAACGGGCATACGAGGGTCTGAGTTACGCAAGTAGGAGTTGTCAACAGCTTGCATCTGGCTTGCGGCCTGAGCATTCTGCGCGTCCCGTCTAGCTTGCATATTTTCGGTTGAGTTCTGACATAGCAATAACCCACCGACCTCAATATTGTCTGTAAATCGAGAATCGATATCAGACACAACTTGAAGGTTTGGATGATCCTCCTTCCGAACAGGTGTCCATCCCTCACGAAATTTGGAAGAAACATTCGTATTGTCACTCTGCCCAAGTGTTGATGTGCGAATCCAGCGGTACTCAATGCCCTCTCTGGGTTCGGGGGTAGGTAACATAGAAGGTCTCTGCCATGACACTTTGCGTTTAGACTCTTCACGAGTCTCTGTAGAGCGCGAGGTTCTGTTTGTCATTTGGATGCTTCCTTCATTAATTGCGCCGCATATTGTTCATTTGACAGACCAAGCCGCTTGGCGAGAGAGGCTTGCGTTGAGGTCAGCTTAATCTTGCGAGGTTTTTTGCCACTTCTAGCGGCAGGGGCAACCACGTTACCCGCCTGACGTTGGGGTGCTGATACCTCTATGGACCCATCGTCAAACTTTTCTGGAAACACACGGCGAACCGCTGTGTCGATTGCATTGTAATACTCTTCGCTATCTGGAGCAATACCTTCTGTTACAAGCCTTTGATGAAGCCCATAAGCATATCCAGTCATCTCAGAATCTTTTTCAAACCAGTCATTTCTCTTTGCCCATTCCAAGGCGCGATTACTTGGGCGTTTGGGCTGAGGTGTTTGCTGTTGATACTGAGGTTGTGGCGCTTGCTGCTGACGCTGTTGAGGTTGGTAGTTCTTATACCTTTCTTCCTCATAAGCTAATTTTGCAAGGCGTTCGTTCGCTGCAATCATGGCATCAGCATCGCCCATCTCGTAGGCAGCTTTAGCTTCAGACTTTGCCTTCTCAAGCTCTGCAGCAACTCGACCCTTTGCTTGATCTACAAGAACAGACTCACCCTGCTGTAGCTGCTTTAGAAGTCTTTCATTTTCTTGTTTTACCTGCTGCGCATAACGAAGAGCTTCTTCTCGCATATTCTCTGCTTCTATACGCTGACGATCTTTTTCTTCACGTTCCCAAGTAATTTTCTTGATACGCTTCTGAACACTTTCGCTATAAGATTTTATCTCATCGTCATCATCAGAAATAGAAGTATCTACTTTAGCATCCTTTGACTCACGAGGTCTGTTTTGATGCTCTGGTGGAAGATCGTCTACAACTTCAATCTCAAAGTCTGAGTCGTCATCACCTTGATCTTGCTGTGCCTTTGCAAGAGCCTCTGCGACTGTTTCATCCTCGAATTCTTGTTCTTCTGCTAGATTACTCATACCCGTGCGTATCCTCTTGGATCATCAACAACAGCCTCAACGGTGTCATCGTTAATAAGTCTAAATTCTTTATTGTGAATCTTGAATCGAGTGCCCGAATAAGATCGGAAGATTACAAAGTCGCCTTCCTTGCAGAAGGGTCCATTTGGAAACTTGTCCTTATCTGCATAGCAATCTGGGCCAAGACTCATAACAAAACCAATAATAGATGCGGTTTCTTCTGCGGACCTAAGCCCGTCAGGCATAAATACCCCACCTTCTGTTTTGTCGCTGACTTCGGGTACGCCAATAAGGATTTTGTATCCTTGTGGCTTTGGTAGCTTAGAGGCTACCTTCTCTTCTGTAGTTGTGTTACCTGTATACATTTCTGTCCTTGCAGTGATTTAAGGTTCACAGTCACCTTGCGTGGCAACGCCACGAGGTCTCCCTGTTTCGAAAGATAGCGAAAAAAGTTCTAAGTTTCAATATATCTCTTTTCGATATCGCTAAGGTCTTGCTTTATGAACTGTAAACCCTCGTTTCTTCCCACCAAACGGTTATACATTGCCATGTCTTCAGCCTGACCAGATGCGAGAAAGGTTTTTATATCTTCCTCGTATTCTTCAATCTTACGATTCAATAACGCAAAAACGTCATCCATCTCCCTTCGTTAGCTCCTTTGCTATTTCTATCCCCAATTTTGCACCCTCTTTTTGATCTTCTCGCTGTGACTTATCCAAGTCTGTGGCAAGCTTGACCCCCAGACGCGCACCCTCACGTTGGTTCTCTGCCGCAATGCGCTCTGCTTGAATTTGTGCATTTGAACTTTTTGCCATCGCATCAAGCTGCAGCTTCTGGGTATCCATCTGAATCTTATGCTCAAGCTCTTTTGCTTTAAGCTGCAACTCTTGTTGCTGCATTTGGACAACTGGGTCTTGCTGCTGCTTCTGAATTTGCTGCTGCTGCGCTTCTGCCTGATCTTTCTGAAGTAGTTTTTCTGCTGCATCTTTTGCCAAGCGAGAGATTTCTACTTCGATATCTTCTGGTAGAGGCTGGTCTTCGTTTGGCATTTCCACGCCAAGCATCTTTTCGATCTCGCGGCGGTACTGGAACGCAACGTGTTCTGTGATGTGCGCTGCCATTGCTTGTTGAATTTGCGCAGCAAACGGAGACTGACCAACCATTTGCATGATCTTCGGGTCTTGTGCCGCTGCCATGTGGACAGCAATGTGCGCTTCGTGGTCCTGATACTTAAACGGCTTCACTGGCTCTTGCTTCAGGATCATCATGTTCTCTGTCACGGGGTCCGCTGGCTTGATATCATCTGGTAGCTTGATGATGTCATCAGCATCTTGAATGCCAAGAACTTCTAACATTTGGCGATGCAGCTTCCCCATGTCATACAACTGTGGAGCTTGCTGAGAAAGCTGCAACGCCGCCTGATACTGCATGATTCTTTGGGACATGGTTGCAGCATTAGGATCAGATACAGGGATTACATCAACACGAGAGTCGAAGTCTTCCCTGCGATTAAAGTCACCATCCATCTCATAGGCATATTCTTCTGGCATATAGTCACGGATGATACGCGCCAGTAGACGTAATTCGTTCTTCATGGCTGCATGCATACGTGCCTGTACACCAGACATAACCTTCATGGACCGTTCCATTAGCGCCAGTGTTGTACCCACTGGTGCCTGAGAATTCATATCGCCTACTTGGATATCCGCTACTGATCCAATTCTGCGACCCTCTTCGACAATGTTTCCAAGTAGAGAGTAGAGTACCGACGATGGCTCTTTATAAGGGATGAACGTAATCGAATCCCGTATTGCCCCACCTGGAACATCCACGTCCCTGAACTCGCCAGGCATAAGCGGACTGTCATCACCTTTAATGCGGAGACCGCGAGCTTTAAGACCAGCAGGTAAATTCGATAACGTGCCAGCGTCAATAAGCTGACGAAGAATAGAAGTAGCTGACTTAGCAAGTCCACCAATGAGGTGAATGAGGCCCGTACCGTAGAAACCCAATCCTGGGAGATATTTGTAATGAACGAAATGTAGTCGCTTCTTTTTCTTTGTGTCATCTTCATACCAGTTGCGTCTGATTGCTAAAATCTCACGAGATGTTTTATCAATTGTTATAACGTATGGGCGAGCAATGTTATCTGGATCATCGAACTCTTCTGGCATGTTCATGGTGACATGCATCTCCAGAATTGTGTGACGGTCATCATCTTCTATGATCGCACTTTCCCCATCAAGCTCGTCGTACTTTTCTTGAATGTCTGTAAAGTCTGGCTCTGGGTCAGGCAGGTCTACATCACGATAGAACCCCGCAACCTGCAGCTCTAGAATCTCATTAGATGTTTTCTTCATGATGTGCGTGTAGCGCGGGCAAGACGCTAGGTCTGACGCACCATATGAAACAACAAAGTCTTCTGCTGGAACAAACATGGCAACTGGACGATCCTCTAGTGGATCATAGTAAACCTTCTTGAAAGCAGAACCCGCGAGAGGAAGCTTGAACAACATCTGCTCAGTTTCATCACGGTATTCTGTCATTTCTTCCGTGAGTAGGTAGTTCATTTCAGTTTGAATTCGGTCAGCCTGATCAGCCTTTTCTGGTGTCAGCTTGCCCATAATCTTTGTCTTAACTGGACCAGACGCTGGGAATATTTCACCCATAGCTTGCGCTTGGAATCTAACAACTGCTTCAGTTAGAACTGGGTGAAATACTCCTGACGCACCTGCCCAAGGTTGACTACGTTCTTCAATCTTCATACCCAACAGGTCAAGACCTTTGACGTATGCTCTTGCCCAATCCTGCCGTGATTCGCGGTCTGAGTTAAAATCCCCCACAAGCTCAGATGCCATCGATTGGAGTGTGGCTTCGTCAATAAACTCTGCTAGGTTGGCATCATGCTCTGGACCCATGATGTCTTCAGCAATGCCCCCTTCGAAATCAATGATCACGCCGCCATCTTCAGTCTCAATAGAAACCGCATCTGGGTTTACTATTTCAACTTCAATGTCTGTCGCGTCTGTTTCTTCGATCTCAAGATCAGAAGGTTCCATCTGCTTTTCGATAGCCATGCCTATCTCCTAGTAATACTCAACTGGTCTGCGGTATCTTGGCTCGTCATCCCAGTCATCCATTTCGGCCCTCACCCAACCGCCTTGTCTAAACCTTAGCAGAGCTTGGGTGGTCGAGTCCACTAAGTCATCATGATCCCCTGACGGGAATGATGCACATTCCTCAATCACTTCTTCGGCCCATCTGGTGGGAGGATACCATATTGATCCGCTTGCGAATAGGTCTGTTATTGCATTTACCCTTGCAATCTTATCCTGACCTCTCGACGGAGTAAACTCTGTTACAGGAATGCCCATAGAACGAAGCTCAAATATCAAGGGCGCACCAGATGCTTTTTTCTCAACGATCATCTGGTCTGGCTCAAACTCCATGTATTTGTCGTATGCTGCTCGCTTTAGTTCTGGGAACTCTAGTTTTTCTTTGTATGCATCCAAAAGAATTATGTTAGGCGCTCCCTCGTGATAGAAGACACCCCATGTTGTACAGGCACTGTAGTCACTTCTTTGAGTTTTTAAGAATGCTGTGTCCCAAGATTGTATGATCGCCTCACACTCTGGCGGTCTCGTGCCTTCCCATTCCTGCCACCACTCACGTTTGATCAGCGCCCCTTCCTCAGATGTTGGATTCTGCTGGTACTGGGCTGACCATTTGGATACAGGAAGTTCTGCTTTTAGGGCATCAAGTTCTTTCTGAGACCAGAATTCAGGCCAAAGTGGATTGCCAGAGGGTAGGATTGCAGGGAACTCAATCACCTCCCAGTCATCAACACCTGCCCTATCTGCCATTGAGTTTAGGATTTGCCCTGTTAGATCACGCTTGGACCAACGGGTCATGACAACAATGATCGCTCCACCAGGCTGCAAACGCTGACGAGGACCAGACGTATACCACTCGTAGACACGATCATACACTTCAGGGTTGAACTGTCCTTGCTGCGCATCTTGTTCTGAGTGCGGGTCATCGATAATTAGCAGATCGGCACCCTTACCAGTCACCGCACCACCAACACCAATCGCAAAGTAATCACCACGTTTGTTTGTATTCCAACGCCCCGCAGCTTTTGAGTCAGAAGACAGCGTGATCCCAGGGAATACTTTCGTGAAGTCCTCAGACTGAATCAGGTTTCTAACTTTACGACCAAAG